GGTTCGTGGTGCCCAAGCAGATGCGCGATACGGTATACACGACGGCCCAGCAGATACCTATGGCGGAGGTGTTCGACACTATGTCTATAGCGTCGCGCCGCACCAGGTTCGCAAAGGCCAAGTACGAGATATACAACAGGCTTACCGTGGAGCAGGCCAACGTCATAATANNGTCATAATAAACGAGATAGAGCGGAGCATGTCGGCCATCACGCCGAATTTGCGGGACCAGTACATCGAGTACGGCCGCGTTGGCACTCCCGAGGGGGACCCGGAAGGCCTGTTCGATTACGTCGTGTCCCAGGCGGGCACGTCGTTCGAGAACGCCGGCTTTTCCAGCCACGACTACGTTCCGGAGGGATACGCCAGCATGTCGGCATTCGCCGTAAAGATAATGGACATAGTTAAGAACGGGAATTACTGACGCGATATATAATATTGTAAAAAATACCAAAGTATAATGAAAAAAGTTCTTGTGTTTGTTTTCGCGGCGGCTATGCTTACCGCGTGCGGCCCGGTCAGTGACGAAACCACAGTTGCCGCAGACAGCGTTGTCGTGGCGATGGATACCGTCGCAGCCGAGCTTGACGCCATTGTTCCGGCCGACACTATAAGTTCCGTAAAAAAGTAAGACGACGATGATAGTTGACAGCCCGTATACCAAGATGAAGCAGTCCAGGGATGTCCTGCTGCACACCGGCTACGACTACCGCGAGCAAGTATTGCGCCGCACAATGTCAAAGCAGATGTTCAGGACTAACGAGACGCTGACGGGCTTTCTTGACCGCATCGGCGAGGTAATTTACGACCTCATCGAAAACGTGAAACGGATAAAAACATTCGCCAATCCGGCGCTCGACAGAAACGAGCGTCGACTAATCTGACAAGGGCCTGAAACTATCAGGCCTTTTTTCGTATAATATAAAAAACCCTGTTAAAATGGAAAAGACGTATAACGAAATCATCGGCTTCAACAACACGCTTGCCGGCATGAGCCGCGAACGCTGGCCGTTCGGCGTGACGCTCGCCAAGAACATCAAGCTCATGGACAAAATCATCGCCGATTACAACGAGAAGCGGCAGGCGGTAATCGACCAGTTCGTAAAGCGCGATGAAAACGGAGAAATACTCGGCGTGATGCGCGACGTAAAAGTGTCAGAGGGCGAGGAACCCAGGCAGGAGCGCGTCAAGAACCCCACCCGTATCGACGAGACCGAATGGATCGACCGCGAAGCGTTCGACAAGGCCGTGGCCGATCTGAACAGCACCAAGATAAACTTGGAACTCATACAGGTTGACGCGAACCAGGTGTACTTCAATCTGCAGGCAAACCGCGACATGACCATCGCGCAGTACCTTGATTCCAATGCCGAGCCCGGCCTCATGATTTATCTTTCAGAGTTCGGCTTCTTCAAAAATCTGGACCTGTAGAGGAATCTGCTAAAAATGAGTATGCGTGCGGCCACAGTCCTTTGGGATTGTGGCCGTTCCAATTTGTATAAATAATAAAAAGGCAATCCTTTCACATGAACGACGCCAATAAGAAAAAGTTGCGTAACGAGCTGGATACCCTCATGCAGGGGTTCGGCCAAACTTTCGGGGACGGCACCGGCACGAAGGACGCGTCCGAACTGATCGGTAAGAAACTTGACGAGATAGCCAAGCCGGCCAAGCAATACGACTTCGACATGGACGAGCTGGACAAGCAGTTCAAGGTAAAGGCGCAGCTGCTCATCAACTCGATGTTCGACTTTTACCTGGACGCTGACGTCATAGACAAGATAGAGTACACGAAGCGCAAGAGGGACCTTGACACGAGCAACATATCCAACATGCTGTGGCAGCTCAAGACCGTAAAGATAACCATTTCAATCTTGATGGACGAGATCACGTCCGGCAACACGAACCCCAAGACGATAGCCGCGCTGTCTGACATGCAGGACCGGTTTTCGGAGATAATGCGCATGCAGGCCAACTACGTGATATTCCTGGAAGACACGTACAAGAAGATGAAGTACGAGACCGCCGACGCGGAGACGGATCCGGACAGGCGCGAAATGAAGGCTTTGGGCAAAGCGCGGGAAGAGGCTGACGACAGCGAGTATTTCTTGACCGCAAACCCCAAGGAGCTCATACGGCAGATCACGGAAGTGACGCCGCTGTCTGAAGAGGAGCACGCCGAAATGAAGGCGCAAGGCGAGGACTGTATTTCGTCTGACACAGGCACGAAGAACACCGATCCCAAGCTGAAGGAGGAACTCATGACGGAACGCAATATACAGGTTGAAAAGAAAGACGGCGGCACCGAAGGGTACGACTCGCTGCTAAACATGATATAAAAACGCATGCCTAAGGATTTTATGCGCGGCGGCGCGTTCAGCAACCTGAACATAGCCGCGATGGAAAAGAACGCCGAAATAGGCGCTACAGTGTGGACGTCCGAAAAAGTGAAGAAACTGTTGGACGACTACGCGGCCGGCACTGTTGACATCCGCGGGTACAAGGGTTCCCCGTTCTTCATGAACGACGTCAACCTGCGCAAGCCCAAGCTCCAGTTCCAGTACACCAAGGGGGAGATGCGAGAGCTGCGTAGGTGCGCAAAAGATCCCGTGTACTTCGCGCGCAACTACTGCCGGCTGTTTACAGAGGACGGCTACATACCGGTCAACCTCCGCGACTACCAGCGGGAAGTGATAAACGCTTTCCTTAAGAACAGGTTCAACATACTCATGGCCAGCCGGCAGGTTGGCAAGTGCAATTTATTCATTTCCAATCTGTTAGTCGTTGGTGCAAATGGTACCACGTATAATTTGCCAGTTTACGAACTGTGGTACGGTTTGTTAAAAAAACACAAGATGGTTACCGTTTTTGCGTGGTTGAAATATCATTTATATAAAAAATATCATTTTTTGACAAAAAGCCAATGATATATAAAAATAAAAGATATGGGCAAGCATAGAAAATACAGGCAATTGAAAGAAACGGAATGTTTATACTGTCACAATACGTTTATGACCACGGGGAATAATGTGAAGTATTGCTGCAGAGAACACGGTAAGTTGCATGCGATTGAATTGAAATACGCCAATGGCATGGAGAATGAGGATTATGTTGTATGCCGTTGGTGCGGCATGCGTGTTGGCCGCATTTACGGCAAGCATATGTTGAAGCATCATCCTAACAGGAGTACGCGCGATTACGCGGAGGAATTTCCCAATGCTCCATTATGTTCCGCGCGCGACCGGCGCGAGACGTCGAAGAGCAGTGGTTTGCACATGCGTTTGCCGGAATACAGGGATGCCGCGCGTAACGCCATTCTTGGCGATAAAAATCCGAATCATTCCAGCAGGGTTGATGAGTCGTGTCGCAAGTCCGTTTCGCCGTATTCGAAGGAGTTTTACCGGAAGAGGTATCCAGATTTGTCAGAGGACGATTTGGAGTTGATGCGTTTGGAGAAGATGAATTCCGCGATTGCGAAGCGTGTGTTGCCGTCACAGCCGTTGTATTGGATTTCGCACGGATATACTGAGGACGAGGCGAAGATGAAGGTGCGTGAGCGTCAGCGCACGTTTACTATGGAAAAACTTGTTGCCAAGTACGGGGAGGAAGATGGGATGCGCAGGTGGCACGCCCGGCAGATTAAATGGCAAGAAAAAATGAAATTGACGCGGAAGGCAACTGCGTTTAGAGTTAATTCTGGTACATCAACACTTGCGTCGAATTTTTTTTCACGGTTAAAAATATCATACCCTACGGCGATAACTAATAAAGATGAACTTGTGTTAATTGGTAAAGACAATAAACAATATTATTATGATTTTTGTATTGAGAATAAAATAATAGAATTTAATGGTACGTATTGGCATTGTGATCCAAAAAAATATCGGCCTGATTATATTCATCCTCAAATAAAAAAAACAGCAATGGAAATTTGGGAATATGATAAGTATAAATATTCGATTGCTGAAAATATGGGATATTCTGTTTTATGTATTACGGAAGCGGATTACGTTACCGATCCGGACGGTACCTTTAAAAAATGTATTGATTTTTTGAATGCGTGATTTTTTGGCGAATATAATACTGTTGCTGATACGGTTGGTTGAGGTTATGGAATACGCCAACAGGCGGTTCTTGCCGGAGAGCGACCATACTGACAAGTTTGTAAGGGCGGTTGACGCGGAGGGTTTGGTGGTGATGTCGGATCACGGTCCCGTGCCGGTTACGGCGATTCTCGCGACCAAGCCGATGCGAATGTACGAGGTGCGTTTGGCCGACGGCCGGGTATTGCGTTGCGCCGATACCCACGTATATTTTAAAAGCGACATGTCGGAGGTGTTTGCTATGGATTTGCGCCCAGACGATCTGTTGTTCGGGGAGGCCGGTCCCATCGGAGTGGTTTCAGTAAGGCGCACTATGCACAAGGTTTCGATGTGCGACGTTTCGGTGGCTTCGCCGACGCGCCGTTATTATTCCGACGGCGTGCTTTCGCACAACACTGTTACTGCCGCCGTATTCATGCTGTGGTACATGCTCTTTCACAAGGAAAAGAATGTGCTCGTCGTCGCCGACATTGGGGAAACCACTAAGGAAATAATAGACAAGATAAAGAACATCATGAACAACCTGCCGTTTTTCATGAAACCGGGCATAGTCATAAACAACGTCATGTCAATGAAGTTCGACAACGATTGCAGGCTGATAGGCAGGAACACCACAAGGAAGACAGGTATCGGTCTCTCGATAAACCTCCTGTACATGGACGAATTCGCGCACATCGACGAGTCGTACCTTAAATTCTTCTATTCCAACATTTACCCGACCATTGAGGCAATGCCAAACTCCAAGATCATCATAACGTCCACGCCAAACGGCATAAACACATTCCACGACCTGTGGATCGCGGCGTTGGACAAGCAGAATTCGTACTACCCCATGCGCATAGACTGGTGGCAGGCGCCCGGGAGGGACGAGGCGTGGAAAAAACAGACCATCGCCAACCTCGCGTCGGAGGAGGACTTCAACCAGAACTACGGGCTCCAGTTCTTCTCCGCCGACCACTTGCTGCTCGACTCTTTCGACATAAAGAAGATATACGACATAAAGCAAGCGTACGTTCCGTTGCACATGGACGCGCTGACGATAGAGGGCGTGAATTATTCCAAGTACTTCTCGGTTCACCCGCGCCTTTACGAGAAGCACATGCAGTCGGGGCATTGCGACTTCAAGTACATGCAGGATTATTTCATATTCACGATAGACACCGCGGACGGCGTGGGCCGCGACTATTCGGTGTGCAACATATATAAGCTCGCGCCGCTGCCGCTGCAGTTTCTGCTCAAGCACCGCACGTCCATACACGCTGAATACGAGATAGTCGGGCTGATACAGGTTGCAACGTTCAGGAGCAACAGCATCAATACGGACAAATTCGCCGACGTGGTGCAGTCCATGCTGTTCAGGGTGTTCGACCACGAGAAGGTTAGGGTCGTGCTAGAACTCAACCACAAGGGGTTCGTGGTGAAGGACCGCATCGAAAAGCACGGCGAGTATTGGCCCGGCTTGCTCATCCATTCAAAGCACACCATTAACGCCAAGTTCTGGTCGCCTGGCATATTGTTAAATTCTACGCAGAAGAAAATAGAGTACTGCGAGCGGTTCAAGTACCTGATGTCGGTAGATCGCATAATACCGAACGAGCTGCACACCGTTCAGGAAATAGGCTCGTTCGGAAAGGTGAACAATGGGACGTTCAGGAGCCAGACAGGCAATGACGACTTGGCGGTATCGTCCGTAAACCTGGCCGCGTTCTTCGACTCGCCGCAGTTTTACGAGTTGTGCGGAGAAGTGTACAACGAAATACAGGACAAGGAATATTTGAAGGCCGTGGATACTCAGATATTCGAGTACAACCGTTTGCGCGAAAACGCGGACCGTCATATAAACATGATGTATCTCAACGAGTTGAATCAGTCGACCAATTAACTTGGGGATTCTCGGTATAAATTAGTTAAAACGTAAAACTTTTAGGTATATTGCCAGTATAATAAATAATGTTAAGACATGGAATATACCGAAATTAAAAAAACACACGTATACGAATTGCTGTACCCTTTCGCGGCAAAGGCACTCGGACTCGCCAATTTATTCTTGCGTAACAACTCGGACATAGTAGTGACCTATCACGGCAACAAGTACTGCGGTCCGGACGATACCGCAGACAACGCAATGAGCAGGTTGACAGTTAGGTGTAAGGTGCGTAAGCACGGAACCGTGCATTTCACGCCGTACATGGATGAAAACGAAGAACTTAAATATAACGTGTACGTCAATGACGATTTGGTTGCGCGTATTTCTTCTATTGAGTGGGAATTGATACGCCCCAAGGTATACGGCGACTTTACGGAGTATTTCATCGAGCACGGCAAGGCGATAGGCGCATACCAATACTTGCTTAAGCATACGGAAATGCGCACGCAGCCTTTTATAATTTCGCACTACAGAGATTTTGTCCGCGGGTTCCGCCAAACCCTGCACGTCAACTTTGGCAGGTTCACTGGCACGACGCTCGCGCATCCCGTCGAAATAATGTTCGACAGCGAATTCGCGTACGGCACGCCGGTACACGAACACGCGGTGGTGGCCAAGACCACCGACAATCGGCTAATGCTGATAACGACATCCCTAAATTAGCGAATCGAAATGAAAACTAATATAAACAACAGTTATGCAGACAGACGCAAAAAGTGCCAACGCGATCGCGAACGACCGCATTCAAGAACTTGCCGCCAGGGTTGCGGACAAAAAAAACAAAAACGTACGCAGGGACATGAATGACCTGATGGTCATGATTATGCCCAAGCTGCGGTTTTACGTTTGGGGATTCATGAACAGCGAAGACGATACTGACGACGTACTTTACAATGCGCTTGAGAAAATTTGCATTAACATAGGTACGTACAACCCGGCATACAGGTTTACGACGTGGGCGTTTACTATCGCCAAGAACGAGGCGCTGACGTGGCTCAACAAGATGCGTCCGGAAAACGAGGACATCGACGACCACTTTTACAAAATCGCAAACATGCTGATTGATGACACGGAAGATGTCATGGAACGCGAGGTGCATCGTGAAAACATACTCGTGGAAGTTTACCGCGAGATACAACGCATTTCGGTGGACGAGGACAACCTCATGATGCTGGAAAAGGACATCAATCGACGGAAGGGCAAGGACATTGCCGAACAGTACGGCATAAGCGAAAACACCGTAAAGACGCGCATACGTGCAGGGCGCAGGCGCGTCAGGGAGCACGTCTTGCAGGTATACCCCGAATTGCAGAGTCGGCGAATTATACTCGAGCTGTGACTTGAATAAATAATATGGCGGGCAATGGCCGTCGTCAAACCAATACGAGATGAAGTACTTTAAATTGAATAACCCGATCAAGAAGCTGCGCCTGATGCTGCGCGAGATAGACAACTATTATTTCTTCATGAGGCAGGTGGAAATAATGGAAGATACCGGCGTGTTGAAACACAATAAGATCAAGCGCAACGAAGACCATGCTATTTACGGCGCCATAAACATGCCGCCGGAACTGCTGATGTATCACAACGATGTCGAGATCGATCGCTTGGAAAAGACCTTTTTCGGCAACGAAATGACCAAAATAAGTGACGTGTTCCTGCAGTACGACATAATAGAACTGTACAAAATAGAATACGAACGCATTAAGACCGAAGATTACTACGCGTACGTTTTCAACATAAAATACAAGTGGCAGTTTTGCAATCCGGTAAGCGTTATTACGTATTCCGTGGGCATATGCCTGGCCGTCGCGACAGCGGCATGGCTTGCCGTTCTCGCAATATCGCAGCTGTAAAATAACAAAACGCAAATGACAAATGGAAATTTCAAAGTTATAATCACGGCGCTGGCGCTGCTGTTTCTCATGTCGTTCATGAATACGTGCAACTCGTGCTCAAGTTCTCGCAAAATAGACGATTTGTCCGTTAAGGTCGACGGAGTGGCCTCCGCCGTCGACAACGCCGCGCGGTCCCAGTCCACGCATCTGGAAATCCGCCTCGACATGCTTCAGGCGCAGATAGTGAACCAGTTCCTGTCAATGTTCAATTCCGAGAAATACAAGAACGAAATAGAGCTGAACGCGGCCAAGATAAATGCGCTGCGCCAGCAGATTAAAATACTCGAGCAACAGAATGACACGGCAAAAGCGCATAGACCGTAATTTACTGTACGTATTCCTGTCAGTGCCCCTGCTGTCTTCCATAATGTCGGCGATACACCTCGTTAACATGGTCGAGCTCGGCAACCCCATGTTCATGGCAGTGGCGCTCGCGATAACGTTCGAGCTGGGTTCCATAGTGTCATTCATCGCGATGAGCAAGAGCATACTCAAACGACTCAAGAAGGAATCGTTGTATTTCATATTCACGTTACTGTTCCTGCTGCAGGCATTTGGCAACGTGTATTCGTCGTTCGACTACATACGACGTTCGCTCATCGTCGATCCGACGTGGCTTGACAGTTTCCGCGAGATGTTCTTCAACGTCATGGACGTTACGACAACCAAGCTGACGCTCGCGGTCCTAATCGGCCTGCCCATACCCATAATATCGCTCATACTGCTTAAGTCCGCGATAGACTACTTTTCGGCTGACGAAGAGCCCGCGCACGAACCCGAAAACGACTCGCCGAAAATCGTGGCCGCGCCCGGTTCAGATGATTCCAAGTTTGACCGCGCCGGCAATCTGATCGGCGCGAAACAATACGACAAGCCTGCCGTCATTTCCGAAAACGCCGTGATGTCGTCCGAAAGAAAATCGGAAGTCAAAACGCCGGAGCCTGCCGTCGAGGCGCAATTGGAGCCCGCCGTCGAATCGGAACCGGAAACTGAGCCGGAAGCGCCCGCCGCGCAAATAAACGCGCCAGGCGTTGAACAAACGCACAATACGGCAGTTTCTGCCCAGTCGCCTGACGCGATAGAGAAAGAGATCGCGCCTAACAATTACGAGGCGGTAAAGAAAGAAATGACGCAGCCGGAAAAAAAAAGCTGACGTTTTACAGGGGGCGGTATTACACGCAGGAGGAAATAGACTGGTTTCGTAAAAAATACCCAGAGGAGTTCGGATATTGAACTCCTTTTTTCGTCGCCGATCTTAAATAAATAAAAAAAACGGCGCCGTGTAATATGAACATACAGAATTTGTGCGACAGCGTGGACGACTTGAAAAAACTCGTGCTGCTGAACAACTGCTTCTCCATAAAGATGCAGCAGACCATAATGGCCGAGCTGTGTTGCCTTTCCAAACTTTCCCTGCCAATGGACGGGTTCCAGCGCGTGTCCTCCCCAATCGGCCCGCACAGTTCGTTGACAATATTCGACAACGAACTGGACATATCGCCGTTGCCAGACAAGATGCAGGTCCGCGGCTTCATAATGTGCTTCGGATACCCTTCGCTGGACGCCAACGGCGAAACCCTGCCGGACACCGACAAAAACGTATTGGTCCACATGTTCAATTACCAGGAGAATTCGTTTGCCGTGTCAGCGTGCAAGATGTTTTCCCTGCTCGGCAACCCCACCGGGTCCGACAAGACCAAGATACTTAACCGGCTCGTGGTTGAAAACACTGGCAATTTTACGGTTAACGCGGAGGGGCTTCTGCTTCTCGTCAATAAAAACGGGATGACGCTTGCCCAGGGGATGGCGACGTGCTGCTAAAAAAATAACGGGAATAGCAAATGCCTAACACACCATACTTCGGAGTACAAGCGTTCAGGAATTTCTACGACAACATACCGTACGGCGGCCAGGGCGGTATGGAGTGGATTACCAAGCGCGGCGTATTCGCCACGCCTATGGTGATTAAGATGATACCGGTGCGCGACATGTCGCTGCCGCCGCAGGGGAATCAGTACACCGATTTCGACGCGCTGGTTTACAACGTGAAGACGAGCCTGCCGATCGGCGCGAAGGTAAAAGCGATAAAGGTGGTGGAGAACAAAGGAGTGTCAGGCTCAGTGTGCGACATAAAGGTTGACCGCGAAAAGCAACGGGTTCGCATATTCGTGCGCGAAATGGATTCCAACCACGTTTACGAGGTTTACCCGGAAAGCGTATATCGCGAAATGCCGGTGCGCGAGTGCAAGTCATACGTGATGAGCCTGTCGCAGTTCGTGGAAAAAAACGCCGCCGTGTAAAACTTTGCACGGTTCGCGGCATACAATAATAAAAAACCATACTGTATGAGTGACAATAAAACCGGACAGCCGGGCCGTCTAAGTGACGAAGAAGCGAAGAGGATACTCGAAGAAAAGGATGCGATAAACGTGCCCGAAACGACTGAACCGTCGAACGAATCCGAATTGGCGCGGAGACACGAAGAGCTCGTTAATTCCAGGATACAGAACGTTGGCGGGAAATCCGTATTGATGGACGGCGAATCGTCCAGCGTGCACAGCGCGGGCGACAACTACTGGAAAAACCTGCCCGTGGAAAACCTGCCTACGCAGGGACTGTTCTATCCAAGGGGCATTCAGATTACGTTCAGGTCGGCCGAGGTCAGCGAAATACGCCACTGGTCAACCATCGACGACAATGACATGCTTGATATGGACACCAAGATGAACTTCATCATGGAGAAGTGCGTTAGGGTTAAGGGCGAGAACGGCGCGTGGATGTCGTGGGAAGACATCATCGAAATCGACAGGTTTTACATATTGTTCTGCATACACGAACTGACCTTCCCTGGCGGAGAGAACAAGCTGCTCATCAAGTTCAAGTGCCCGCCGACATGCAAGGGCGACGGATCGTACCGCGAAAGCGTGCAATTGACGAGCGCCATGCTCAATATTCTAAACCTGCCCGAAGAGCTCATGCAGTATTACAATCCGGACGAGCGGTGTTTCGTGAAGGTTTCGGCCAAGCTCAACGAGACGCTAAAGTTTTACTTGCCCACGATAGGCGTGTCCAAGAAAATAAAAAACGTGATACGCGAGGCGCGGCAGGAAGGCGGATACGTTGACCCCGCGTTCATGAAGGTGGTGCCTTACCTCGTTAAGGACTGGCGCACGCTCGACCCCAAGAAGATAGAGGCGTTGCGAATGGAATCGTTCAGGTGGGGCCGTAACAAGCTGTTGTTCATAAACGGACTGTCCGAAATGATTGAGAAAGCGGTAAATTTAAAGGTCAAGAAGGAGTGCCCGCAGTGTCACGTGGAGTTGGAAGCTCCTATCTTTTTTCGTGGCGGATTTACCATTAAAAGTCTTTTCTCTATTTCAGATCGACTTGATGAGCTTATTTAAGATCGAGGACGTGCTGGCCGAGAACAGGCACCTTACCCGGGCGGACATTCTCCGCATGCCGTTTTACGAGTTCATGCTCAAGCTTGAAATAATGAAACAGCGCGCAGAGGAACGCGACAAGAAGGAAAGGGCCGAGCAGGACAAGCAGTCTCGCAGCCTTAACCCGTCCAACTACAAGACCCCCACCACCAAGATGCCCAAGATGCCGAAAATGCCTACCAAGTTCCGGTAGCGCCCGTCTGCGATAAATAATAAAAAATCGCACACGCGTGGCCGCCGATAAAGCAATAGTTTCCGAACTCCAGAATATACAGGGATTCCTCATGAATTCCGTAGAGGCGCTATTCGAGAAGATCGACGAGAACATATCTTCCATTAACGGCATCCTAGACTTCTTAAAGGACTCCGAAAAGGACAGGAAGAAAGAAACCTCGACCCGAACCGAAAAGAAAAGCGCTGCCGCTGCGGCGGGGACCAGCAATGACATGCTCAAGGGGTTTTCCTTAAAGGACATCTCGGAAAACATAATGCAGCTGTCGAAGGGTCTCGTCGCGTTTTCCCGGGCCGAATCGCTAGGCGCGCCCGGCAAGTTCGTGCAGTTTTTGAAGGACCTGCAGGGCGTTCTCACGGACGACGGCGCGCTCAGCACGCCAGACCAGATAGCCAAAAAGTACGAGGCGATAGGCACGGGCATAAAGGGCATGGGTGAAGGCCTTGCCGGGTTCGCGTGGGGGCTGATAGTATTCGCCATACCCGCGAAGCTCAAGCTGGACGACCTGTTCATAAAGTTCGTTGAAAAGATGTTCAGCCCGTCGCTCATGGACAAGTTGCAGCCGGAGAAGGCCGAGCAGGTAGGCGACGCGCTTTCGGCGTTGGCAACGGGCATACTTAAGTTTTCCGGGTATCTCATGCTGGCGACTGTCGCGATGGTCGTGGGGCTGCCCGGCCTGCTGCTTATAATACCGGCGATATACCTGGTGATGTCGGTCATGTCTAAATTCGCCGACCAGTCAGACAAGATTTCCGAAGGCGCGGACGCGATACAAAAACTGGCGTTGGGCCTGCTTATATTCACTGGCGCGGTAATAATGTCCAGGTTCGTGCAGCCGATGGATCTGCTGATGGCGGCCGGCGTGGTGCTGGTATTCGGCCTGTTCGTGCTTATGCTCGGCTTGGTCGGCAAACTCGTCGGCGGTGGAATGGACGGGCTAAAGGACGCCGGGATGGGCGTCATAGCGCTGGCCGGCGGGCTGGTCGTATTCACGCTGGCGATAATACTCATGCGTTTCGTAGAGTGGCAGGACATATTCAAGGCGCTTCTCGTAACGGTCGTGTTCAGTTTGCTGGTCATGCTGCTGGGCGAATCGAAAGACGCCAAGACAGGCGCGATCGCTTTTCTCATAATAGCGGCGTCGACCGCCGTGCTCGCCCTTACTATACAAATGTTTGCGGACATAGAGTGGGAAACGATATTTAAGGCGTCGACGTCAATAGGCGTAGTCGCGCTGGCCGTGTATCTGGTTGGCCAAAACGCAATGAAAGCGATAGTTGGCGCCATTTCGGTAATGATAGTCGCGGCATCTGTAGGGGTGCTGGGCTACATGCTCAAGACATGGCAGGACTTCGGAATAACGGACGAAACCCTAATACAGGTAGGTCTAGCGATAGGCGGCATAACGGTTGCCCTCGTCGCGCTGGGACTGGTCGGCGTAATGGTGATGGTCGGCGCTGCCGCCCTGGCCATAGTCGCGTTGTCCCTAACCGGTTCAATGATAATGCTGGCATATGCGTTGCAGAAGTTCAAGGACATAGGTTGGACCGAAGACGACAACGACATACTCGCGAGCACCATGATAACGGTCCCGTCGGCAATGACCATGGGATTCTTGAGGGGTGGCGGGCCTCTTCTGCTGTTC